CCTGGGCGGTGACCCGTTCTCCATGCGGCGAGTCCTCGGTTGTATACGGTTTGTAGTATTCTTATGGGAATTTTTGTTGCTTTTGATATGTCTCTCAATGATTTGGCTTTAGGGTACTTTTCTCTAAACTTTTTTGTATACGACGATGTTTTAGTTTTAATACCTTTATCTGTTTCAAAGTTTTGATAATTTTTCTTGAGCATTTTTCTATAACGTTTTTCTACGTCGCGCGTTGTATCTAACCCCCTGAAATATTTGAGAGGTGCGTAGATATGACCATTTGTCTTTCGTAAGTTTTTAATTTTTTTTGAAATTTCCGAATCTGACAATGTCATATTAACCATAATCATTGTAAATATTTTATCGCAACCAGTATATTTGGATATACTGTATCACCAAAACGCACCCGTCCCGTTTTACCCGAAACCCATCCCTTATGTCCATTATACTGACATTTATGAATATCAACCATATAAAAATACGAGAATATTTTTATAAAACCATAAATGAGTCTTTCAATAATCATGGGCAATATGTTTTCTGGTAAGACATCCGAACTCATACGCAGACTTAAACGATACAGTGTACTCGACAAAAAAATCATAGTCATCAATTCGTCGAGAGATACGCGGTCATCTCACGATGTATTAAAAACACATGATAATGTAAATTTTCCGTGCATCAAAGTTGAAAATATATCTCATTGTTTCATACACCCTGAATTTTGCGAAGCCGATGTGGTGGCGATAGATGAAGCTCAATTTTTCAAAAACCTGAAAGATTTTATATGTACGTGTTTATTTCTTAAAAAAACTGTCATCATCGCTGGTTTAGATGGTGATTATAAGCAACAAAAGTTTGGGGAGATAATCGACTGTATTCCCATCGCGTGCGAAGTCGTAAAATTATCGGCGTTGTGTATGGATTGCAAAGACGGTACACCCGGACCATTTACAAAACGAATATGTCGTTCTGATTCATTAGAACTCATCGGTGGTGACGAATCATATAAGGCTGTTTGTAGAGAACACCTCACGCGAATGGAATGACAAAGTTTTAAAATGCAATCAAATATTTGAATTTTAAAATTTTGATAGAATGAAATTAATAGACGAGAAGTTTAGTTGGAGAACGCCAAACCACCCATACCGGATTGGATGCGGAGGACGTTGTAGTTCGTCGCGAAGAGATGCATCGTGTTGACAGCCGTCGCGGTTGGTTTGATGGTAACAGCGACCTGGGCGTTGTCAATACGCGAAAAGTTGCATGTACCGGTCGGTTGGTGTTCTTCCGGCTTGAGGGCGAAAGAGTACGAGTACACACCTGGGTACGGGCAACCGGTGTGGTGAGACATCGCTTGCACTTGGTTGAAATATTTACCGGGTTGTTCCTTGAATCGGTCTTGGCCGTTGAGGACAAGCTTGAACTTGTCGAGCGGACCAACAGCCGCGGTCGTGCTGGCGGGACCTTCTTCAACCCATCGAGCAGCGGAGGTGGCATCGATGAGCGGAGCGCCTGTACCTTGGGTGATCGTGGCATCCTTACCACGAGCGTTGGACTCGAGGACCACGGAAGCAGCGTTTGTGTTGGACGTGAAGTTCCAGAGAGCGGCATTGGACGAGCCACCTTCAGAGAAGCACCAGACCAATTCCTTGATCGGGTGGTTGAAGGACAATCGCACTTGCTTCGTGGAAGTGGACGAGACGGAATCAGCACCCGTGTGCTGAACTTGTTCGATGAGGTATTCATGACCCTTTTGCGCGAATCGGCGGCGTTCTTCTGTGTCGAGGTAGACGTAGTTGCCCCAAACCTTGAAGCTGCCATCGGTGTAATGGGTGAATTCGCTCGAGAGATCGAAGTCGAGGCGGACTTCGTGGTATTGGAGGGCGATGAGCGGCAAGTAAAGACCCGGGTTGCGGTTGAAGAAGAAGACCAATGGGAGGAACACGGTATCAGCAGACGCCGTCGTCATCTTCGCGTAGTTCGCCTTCTTGGTTTCGTCCAAGTACAACTCGGAGTACAGACGCCACCAGCGCTGGTAGTGCTTATCGATGCGTTGACCACCGATGCTGAGTTCCACATCCTTGACAGCGCGTTCGGCGACCCAGTTGCAATCGAGAGCGGCGCCTGTCTTAGACGACAAAGTCTTGGACACCAAATGAACATACATTTCCCCGATCAAGTCACCGTTACGCGCGATGGTGACCGAGACGCGACCGTTGTCAGTGGGCGTACCGTTGACGGTTTGTTCGATGTTTTCCATCGCGAAGTTAGTGTGACGCTTGTAGACAGCTTGGAAGAAAGTAACCTTGGGGTTACCCGTCAAATAGACGTCTTGAGCGCCATAAGCTACGAGTTGCATGAGGCCACCAGCCATTGTGAGTTTTTGTACTATATAGCAAGATTTTTTTTTCGGCTGAAATCGCAACGTTGCGAAAAATTTTTAACAGTCTTTTCTCTGATTACATTAAAATGTCAACATCCCCTGAAATTATTGAGACCATCGACGAAATTGATGAAGATGAAAATGAAATGTATGATGAGGATTTCCAGGTGGATGAAAATATGTCCGAATATGAATCGGAGATTCCGGATGTATTCGAAGAGCCACTTCAGCTCGATGAACTCCTGACATCCGTGTTGGCCACTCCTGATGGGGATACCGTGTGCTCTGCTCTGATGAACATCGGTCATCAACTCGAAGTACAAAATAAAATTCTTATAAAACTTTTGACAGCTGTCAGCAAAAAATAAACTTAGAAAAATAAGTTGTAATAATTATAGACCGAGTATGAACACGCATTACATAGATAAAAATCCTAACGTATCTGACTCTGAAATTGAAAAGCTTAAAAATCAGATTCAGACAATCGATCAGGAACAAGTTTTGCGTATTCTGCTCCTTTTAGAACATAAATGGACACTATCTAAAACTGACTGTGATCCCAGAGATATCGTACGTCTTGGATACGACCAATTTTTTGATCCATCGGAGCTCGAACAAGATGGGTTTCCTAGGCGTATAGAACTGAACACAGTGAATGGAAAATTACAACGAGAGACGAAGTTTTTGAAAAGTTTGGGAAGTCGCGTAAAAAGTCTTAATTTAAGCGAATACCAAACCGACGAAGATGATCTATCCGTTGGAGAACGCATATGTCGATTAATAAAACAAATAAACGAAGCATTCAAGAATATTCGGCTACACTTAAATGCACAAGAACGCATTTTACATCCCCGACAATTACCTGAAAAATTTGATGCCGACCCCGAGTACTTTGATGCGACGCCCATGGATGAAGCAAAACTTGGTGAGATGTCACCATATCAACGAGCGATCGTTGCTGTACTGGATGAAACATCCAAAAAGAACATGAGACGATACAAAGGTAAGTGTTGCGTCCAACGAGTTTCGGGTGGGCATTATACTAGAGCATGGGTCCCCACGCACACTATTCAAGAGTTTGTTTATGAATTAGCTGAAAAGGAAGTTAATTTCGAAGTGTGGAAGGATCTAACTTCGCGTGGAACCGCATTTCGAGATGTCATCAATCATTTGACAAACTGTGTTGATAGTGATTTTCCTGAAATTAAAAAGACTAGACACATGTGGTCGTTTAGAAACGGAGTTTTCATTGCAAAGGAATGGATTCCGGAGAGGGGTGTATATGATTGTCATTTCTATCCATTCGAAAGTAAACAATTTACATGTCTTGATCCAACCCTCGTGAGTTGTAAGTATTTTGACCAACAATTCGACGATTATTCTCACGTGAACGACTGGTGGGACATTCCAACACCACACATGCAGTCAATTCTCGATTATCAAAAATTCGATCAAGAAGTTTGTCGATGGGTCTATGTCATGGGTGGGCGGTTGTGTTTTGAAGTTGGAGATATGGATGGATGGCAGGTTATCCCATTTTTCAAAGGGATCGCCAGGTCCGGTAAGTCTACGATAATCACAAAGGTATTCAAAAAGTTTTATGAAAATGAAGACGTTTCGACTCTCGGTAATAATGTAGAGCGTAAATTCGGTCTTTCGGCTATCTGCGATGCGCTCATGTTTATCGCCCCTGAGGTAAAGGGTGATCTCGCACTCGAACAGGCGGAATTCCAATCGATTGTATCGGGTGAAGATGTGAGTGTTGCCGTAAAACACGAAAAAGCTCGGTCAATTGAATGGAAAACGCCTGGTGTTCTCGGGGGGAATGAAGTCCCTGGTTGGAAAGACAACTCCGGTTCGGTGCTTCGACGCGTACTCGCTTGGAACTTTACGAAACAAGTCAAAGACGCCGATCCACAACTCGATCAAAAACTAAACGAAGAGATTCCTGCAATTCTGTATAAGTGTGTGCGGGCTTATTTAGACTACGCACAAAAATACAAAAACAAAGATGTGTGGAATGTCGTTCCGGATTACTTTAAGAAAATCCAACGCCAAGTCGCCATGGTTGCGAGTACGTTACATAACTTCTTGGAGTCTACGAACATCGTGTATGGAAAAGATTTATATGTGCCTCAAAAATTGTTTGTGCAGTTGTTTAATCAACATTGCCAGGCAAATAACCTTGGAAGACCGAAGTTCAATCCAGATTTTTATGCCGGTCCATTCAGTTCGCGTGATATTGAAGTGAGAGAGGAACCTATAACTTACAAAGATCGAGTATACCCTAAACAGCCGGTAATCTTTGGTTTAGATATCGTCGAAGAAAATCTAGGATTTATGGACGATTTTTAAAAAAAATAATACTAAAGATTAAGATGAGCTCCAAGATTAAAGAGTTCTTGGAAAAATCGAACGTGGAGATTCAGACCACATCATCACCTAATTCAATGAGTAGTACATCTACAAATAATAACCTGGTTAGGGAAATCGAAGCCGAAATGGGGTTTCCACCTCGTCTTGAAAAAAATATAATGAACAATACAGACTATGGTGAATTCGCTAACCACGTTCAAGTTTCAAATGACAACTTAAACAATATAGTGGCCGGTGCATTTTCACCGCCACCCACTACTTTTAAGGTGAGTAAACTGAATCCGAGTATGTTCAACGCGAATGTTAATATGAATTTTAATGCGGGTGTTCGCATAAATCTTAAAAAAATCCTCCTAAAAACACCTCTTCAAAAAACGTCAATTGGTGAAGGTTTATATATCGATACCAAAGAAATTAATGGTATATATGGCAGATTTACGACTGGATTTTCACATACGCGCGAATACGGTAAAAAGGGTAATATTAACTTAAATTTTTCAACTGTTCAGTTGAAGCTTAGTATAACAAACGGCGTAGAAACAAAAGGAGCTACTTTTAATTTTTATAAAAACGGTAAGATACGTTTTTCTAGTGGATTCGTAGGAACGAATATCTCAAATCAACCCGAACTCATAAGACGCTTTATCGTGAATAACTATAGTGAACGCGAGCCATTTTTATACAATCCCATTGAATACAACAATCTTAGCGCGCAATTTAGAGTAAACGGTATTTTTAAAGACATGACCGCGCTTCCGTTAAAATTAATGAAACGCTACGGTGCATCGTATGCCGAATATAATGAGCGTTCTCCATTCATGTATGTCACGTATGGTGGACATAAATACATACTGGCAAAGAGTGGGAATATACAGATATCTGGAGCGTCAACACCGACGACCATGACAATCGCATATGCTTCTGGATCAGCTCTCATGAAATTAATGTATGAAAATGGTGATATCACACTCACATCATCGGTTCCTGATAGACTTGTGAGAGGTAAACCTTCAAAGAAACGTCGAACGGTATTATCAAAAAAACAAACAGCCGCCATCAAGATTGATAAAATGAAATGTATGCGAATGCCCAAATCAGAACTAATTGATCTCGCTAAGAAGATGGGTGTAGTCGGCATAACATCTTCAACTAAAAAGGAAGAAATATGTGAAAAGATCAAACAGTTATCGGGTGTTAAGAGTGCTTCGTTTAGAAATACAACAAAAAACAAAAACGTTGCGATGACGGGTTCTGGGAATAGCTTCAGAATTGGAAAAGGTGCGTGCACTGGATACAGTAAGACTGAATTATTGCGCGTGGCGCGTATTCTTAAAATCAAATTAGATGAAAAAGAGACGAAAATGTCCCTATGTAAAAAAATCGAAATTGCGAGAAATGCGATGATCGCTCCTAAACCAAAACCAAAACCAAAGACACCTCCAACCCGTAAGGAAAAGGCTACACAAAAACAAAAGGAGAAGGTACAAGAAGTATATAAGAAGAGAGGTCTCGATGACAACACAATTCGTCGGGATATTGTGGAACTCTACGGTAAGCGGTGGATGTCGCGTTACAAGAATGTAATGCCTTCATTCAATAATGATGTCCAGGAGATGAAGACGCGACTCAATGGTTTGAAGAATGTAAATAAGAGGGGTATCCCTTTCAAAAAGGATGTCGATGCGATGAAGAAAAGAATGGTGAATAAATGGAAAGCCAATAGACAACAAAATCTTGAAAAGATGGTCATAGCTCGGCAGATAAATGTTAATGGTATACCAGAAAGATTGAAAAATAACTTTAGACGGGCTGCGACAAATTACATAATGACGAGAGGTCCAACCAAAAAACAATTTTCACAATACAAGAAAACATGGGTCAATCTAAGAACAAAATAATATCGGTGTATGATAGAATGGCTGTGTTGGGTATAGCGACATCATACTTCGTGGGCCTGTTTATATTACTCGTATTCACGTGTATAGTATTATTATATACGTGTACAGGTGGTAGTTTTCTTATGGCTAATTTTGACACAAAAAAGTGTTTCAGGTTTGCAGATTATGAAAAACTAAAAAAGACAAAAGAATATGTATATCGATCGATAAATGGTAACTATGATTTCCCCCAAGAATGGGGAGATCCACCGACTACATCGGTTGAGGAAGAAATTGTATTTTTACCGTATGGTTATGGTTACGGTCCAAAAACGTTGTACGATTGGATTATTAGTAAAGCTACATCGATATATGGTGAGAAACAAGATGAATTCAATGAACGTTACGAGAATATAATGAACGAATATGAAACTAGATATAAGAATATAGAAACTACATTTTCGAATATGTCATATGATGATTATACTCAGGCTTTGAATGACTTGACATCGTGGCTCGAAACTAGTATAACTGATCTCAAGAACGATTTTTTGCCATTCAAGAGCGCACAACGGGATGATTCTCAAGATGATATATCAACTTCGTCTACTACGACCACAATTCTCGATGATGCGTTCACCAATAATCAACCATCTGATTCGTCTCCCACTCCCGGTCCCGGTCCCAGTCCTGGCACTGCTCCTGCTCCTGCTCCTGCTCCTGCTCCTGCTCCTGCTCCTGCTCCTGCTCCTGCTCCTGCTCCTGCTCCTGCTCCCGCCTCTGGTACACCGAGCGGTAGTGCGCGTATCGGTAATGTGTGTTACGGTGAAAGTGAATGGACTGAATGGGGTACCTGTGACACCACGGATAATGTAATGGAGAGATCTCGGTGCGCTGGTGTGGCTGACTTAAGAAAGGAGACACAGCCGTGTAGATGTACATATACAGATTGGTCACCGTGTTCGGCTACGTGCGGGAATTCATATAGAGTACGAGGGATGACTCACTTGACAACCGCAGATCCTAAATGGGATCAAGGACAAGCATGCAATGCGCAATCTATATTAGAAAAATGCAACGTACCAGCGTGTAGTAGTGAGTGTACCGCTAATCAGAGTATGTACATAAATGTAAGAAAGTATGCATATGGGACAGATTTTCCACCTATAACGAATGATAGTATCGATGGAATATATGCCGGTACGCGGGGGGTGACATCAATTGGTACGGTAAATATGAATATTAATAGAGATGTTAATTATCTTGTATTTTCAATAAACAATGTAAAATATAATTTCCTATCGAATTCTTATAATAGATATCAATCGGATAATAATGATATTGTAGAAATCACGGTGCTGCAACGCGGTAAATGGGTAGCCATAGCCATGAATAATTATCTATACATAGGTTTACGCGATATAACGACCGACTGTATTTTGTATTAAAATCTATCATATATTGTATGGAAGACCAAACTCACGAAAGACATCATTGGTGTTCCAGACAGGAATCTCTTTTAAAACGATGGGGTGAAAAGGCAGCTGGATATAGATGGCTGCATAATCACGCCCGACTTAAATATAAAAAACAGCACGACTACTTGTCTTATCCAAGCATAATCATAGCGAGTATAACTGGTGTAGGTGGTTTCGCTGTGTTAAATCCCAGTGGAAACGACGAAATGGGTCCAGATATAAAAAGAAATATAATGATCGCGCAATATATGTTCGCCTTTTTAAACGTAATCGGTGGAATACTCACGTCAATTTCTAAATTCAGTCAATGTCAGCGTTTATCAGAAAGTCATTCCGTTATGTGTATTCAATACTCTAAGTTTTACAGAAGTATTGATATGGAATTATCTTTGGATGTACAACACAGAGTGGATGTTTTGGAATTCGTTTCTAAAACGAGAGATGAGTACGATAAGTTACTAGATGAAGCCCCGGATATACCCCGCGAAAGTATAGAAGCTTTTAATAGAGAATTTCCGGACAGGGATAACAAACCGGACGTGTGTAATGGTTTGAACATAATATGTGACGATGACTCTCTCACTTCCAGGAAATATGAAAGTGTTAAAAATTGGGTATATTCCGTCGCATCGGTCTTGAAAAATAGACGAAGTATCGATAAATCAAATCAAGAATTAACAAAACTTGATAGCATTTAATACGTACACGATCTATCTACGACCGTTCCATAAAATATAATGAAAGTAATCAAACACATCAAAAGCTCTGTACTGTATTTCGGAAATATGGCGATCAGTGTAATCAATATAAAACAAATGTATAAGTATGTGAATTGAGTGAGGTCTATGATTGATCTTTTTATACGATTAATACTTATGGTTCCGGGAAAGGATACGAATATAGAATCACTCATCGTTTCACTATCGAGTGGTGAAATGTTTTTGAATACTCGTTCGTCTTCATCTACTTTTATGAAGTCATATTTATGACACAATGTATTGAGATTTACCTGATCATCATCGCATTTCATATTTAAAGCATCATTGATAAATTGTTTTACATATTTTACATATCCCATATATAGTCCGGAATTCGCCACGACGTTGTTTTTACATGTACCAAAGATTTCTCGAGACACCCATGCGACTGGGACTGGATCTCTTGACACCAAAACTTTACAGTCCATGTCCGCAAAAATATTAACAAGATTCACCGGATCCTTGTTTATCTTTGTATCAAAACCATCTAAAAATACTACAATATCTTCATCATTTTTATGTTCTAAATATTCAGACATCGCCTTGTATTTGTCACTAAATCCTTTCCATTCCGTACCCCACCCAAGGACCGTCACATTGATATTAAACTCATTATTCACGAGTTCTTCAAATCTACCCTGTGATTTATTTGCATACGTGATAATCTCTAAATGCATATATCAATACAGTAGAAATAAATATAAAAACAACACTCGAGTATGATACATGAACATAGGTATTCTTACAGCCGGTGGTGTTTGTCCGGGTGTCAATACAGCGATACGCTCTATTACACTGCGCGAAAAGAAATGTGGAAATATTGTACACGGTTTCAGTCACGGGTTTAGGGGACTTAATAATAACATTAAATGTTATTTCAATCAAGTGCACATGGAAGAAGGTCCTGGTACGATATTAAAAACATCATACGACGTTGTCGATATTGATGCTGCCGTGAAAAATCTGAAAGACTTTGAAAGACTCTATTGTATTTGTGGAAATGAATCTATGAAATCTGCGAAAATACTCGCACTTGATGAACGAATACATACCAATATAATCGGCGTGGCTAAGACTATATTTAATGATATCCACGGACTGGAATCAATTGGATTTCAGACTGCTGTACAAGAGCTCGCTCGATATATCGATTACGCATACATTGAAGCGACATCATCAAGCTCAATTGTTTTTTTAGAAGTACCTGGTCGAAACAGCGATAGTTTGATAACACACGCTGGATTTGCGCGGAATTCAAAAGTTACTAATGTGATATTACCAAACATACAAACCGATTACGTCTATTCAATAGAACAAAGCTTTGCAAAACGTGGCTATGCTGTCGTCATGGTTTCTGAATTATGTGATTATAAACACATTATTTCGAAAATATGTGTCGATGCCAAGACGTTTACACCCGGTTGTCTCATTCGCAATTCCGAGCCATGTGTGTATGATACCATACTAGCGGAACGCATGGCCCGCGAAGCATTCACTCACGCACAAATAGACGAAAATTTTATTAAAGGTGCTACCAATATCGTATATTTCGAAGACTTTCTTGAGAATATTTAATTAGCTTAAAGATTAGTCTTAATATAAGATATGAGATCCCATAGCTCAGTTGGTCAGAGCACGGTGCTTATATTCACATATGAACGAGTGTAGTTAAATACACAAGCGCAACGCCGGGGTCGTGGGTTCGAGCCCCACTGGGATCATTTTCTTTGTATATTATATGATTCTTCAGAATACTATTGTTTTAACCATTCTGGCAGTCATGTCAGTCGTAGGTCTCAATATGCATGGAAGATTTAACTATTTTCCAATTATCAGTAAATATGTAGATGGACCTTTTATATATGGAATCATCATGATGATTCATTCAGCATTTGGTGCAAATGGTTTATTGGATAAACCCACGCGTTTGAGCGCGTTGATAGATCAAACGTGGTTCAAATTCGTCACATTATTGATCGTTTCATACGCCACTGTACGCGACATAGAAGACATGGTGTTTTTATTACTTTTATTTTTAACATC